CCACATACCCAAGACCCAAGACGTGATCGCATGGGAGAAGCTGCCTGATTGGGTTGAGTGGGTGGCGCGGGATATGGACGGGGAAATCTGTGCAAGGCAGGCTGAACCAGAACTTGAATACGAACACTGGCAAGGCACCGCTGGCATGTATCGCCGCATCGACGACTTCCCCGGCATCGTGCAGATCGGGACGTGTGATTGGAAAGACAGCAAGCAGCGGAGGCCGAAATGAGTGATGAGAATTGCTGCGGCGCTTGCGGATATCCAATACACGCGACCAAAGACAAGGCTTGCGATTGGTGCCGCCAAACTGCCAACCGCATCGAAGCCCTGACCGCCAAGCTGGCGAAGGCGGTGGAGGGGCTGCGGGAGATTGCGGGTGAGTGCGGTTGCTCAACAGCCCGCGCCATCATCGCCGAGATTGAGGGAGAGAAGACATGACTGACGCAGAATTGATCGCACGGCTTCGGGCGCTGGGCAGGGATTTTGACGATTGGGACACCGCCGCCGACCGCATAGAAGCCCTGAACGCCGAGCGGGAGGCATGTGCTGTTCTAGTGTCCGACTTGCTGGATGGTTACGGAACGGATCAGATCGACTTCGCCACATTCGAAGCCGTTAGCGCCGCCGCCGAAGCCTTCGTTGCCCGCGCCCGGAAAGGCGTGTGATGCCCCGTGACCCATCCAATAGCCCCGGCGCAAGAGCGTTGAGGCGGGCGGGCTACGTGAAAATACCAAGCCTATGGGTGACAGAAGAAGAGCGCGCCCTTATTATCTTCATGGCCGAAAAGCACCTGCCGGAGATCAGCCGAATCAAGGCCGAGGCCGAGAGGCTTGATCTTCTCATGGGCTATGATCTAGAGTGACGGGGCGAGAGACGTTGGCGCGTCAATCTCGCCCCTATCAACCGACGCCATAGGAGGGCAGTCGATGACTGACAAAAACTTACCGCCCATCGAATATTTGCACAAGCGTCTTCGCTATGAGCCGGAGACGGGAAGGCTGTTTTGGCGAGACTGCGAGGAGATGCCAAACAATTGGCGTTCTCGACTGGCTGGCAGAGAAGCGTTTACTGCGACAAACAGCCATGGATATCGGTGCTGGGCGATTTATTATGGAGAATGGCCAACGAATCATATTGACCATATAAACGGCGTCAGGTCCGATAACCGAATTTTCAATTTGCGTGACGTTACCAGCAAACAAAACAACATGAATGCGGCCATGCGAATCAACAACACAAGCGGCGTGACTGGAGTGTGTTGGAACAAGCAACGTGAAAAGTGGCAGGCTGAAATTAAGGTGGACGGCAAGAAAAAGCATCTTGGACTTTTTGACAGCATTGATGCCGCATCATCTGCCCGCTTAAAAGCGTCTCGTGAATACGGATTCACTAACAGACATGGAACATGAGGAGAAAAACCAATGGCCCCGCCAAGGCGTCATATCACTAAAGACATGCTCATCGCTTGTAGAGAGAAAGGATGGCATTTAACGCTAGCTGCGGCCCACCTAGAAATGCACAGATCAAGTGTAGCATCCGCATGCGAGCGTTTTGGAGTTGTTTTGCCAATGCACCAATTCTCACCGCAAAGGATAAGTCAAAAAAGCAAGGTCTGGCTCGACATCGCTGACGGCGAGACAAAGCCAAAGATCAAACTGTCAGCCAGCCCAGCGGCAGTCGAGCGCACCTTGCGGCGGCTTCAGCGCGAAAAGCGGTTGCAGGCGTTAGGATGAGCCGCTAGAAAACATTGCGAGGGGCGCAACACATCCAAGAAACCGTCACGGGTGGCTTTGTGTTGGTCGAAGATCAGACTGCGCTACGGCTTATCATCACCATCGCGCCCCTCGCGATCACTCCGAAATTCTGTCAATCGGGTCCAGCGCACGCAGAACCAGCCCGTCCTGCTTGTGGAATGTGATCGACTGCAATGCACGCCTCGCGCCATAGCCCATGCCAGCAGCGTAGGCATCGGGCGGGCAGAAGGCGCGCAGGCTTTCCCAACGAAGAGGCCCGAAGTCCTTGGCCTGATCGTGGTGGACATGGCCTGTCAGGTAATGGCGGTGGCGTGTCTGCGACCAGAACGTACATACGTCAGATAGATACAATGCCATCTGTTGCGGCTTACCTTTGTCGCCGTGGTGAGCGAAGATCGCGCACTTGCCCCATTGCATCATGAACAAATCGCGCGGTTCTTTCTCAACCATGATCCGAGGCTCGTTGCGATACCGCTCGGCCAGCGCGAAGTTGAGCGTCATGCTGGAGTGCGGGTCATGGTTGCCGCGAAGTACGCGAACCAGTACGCGCGAATGCTTCTGCAAAAGCTGGTGGACGGTCTCGGCAATGATGCCGATGCCAACGTCGAGAACCTTCCAGAAACGCCCGTCAACGTCCAGCCTGTGGCGGTTTGCGGGCGTTTCGGCCCGCGTGTCGTCGCTGTGGAAATAGTCGCCGCCGATCAGCAGGACGGCCTGCTCGGCGGCAGGCGTGAGTGCCAGCACCTTGGCGAAGGCGTGCCTCATGTCTTTGGCAGCGTGCGCCAGATCATAATCCTGCGCGCCCGTCTCGCGTCCCCAAGCCAACATGCCAACGTGGGCATCCATGAGCGGATAGACGGCGCACAGATCGGCCATAACGGTTTCAGGTGCCACCACAGGCTCGGAAGGCACCATGCCCTCCAGCGCCCCGCGTATGCGCTCTGCGACGGCCTCTGGCGCCTCGCCATCTGGCCGCAGCATAACGGAGTAGCCCGGCTCATCGTCTTTGGCCGGCACCTTCACCCATGCCAGCGACGGCGTCAGGTTCGTGCCAACTGCGGCCATGCTGTCGGCGATGGCTGGATCTACGGTGTATTGCTTTCGCGTTTCGGCATCATGCCCAGCCCGATCCAGCATGCGCTGAAGATCACGTCGGTTGATTCCGATCTCTTTGGCCGCAGCGGTCACGTTCCCAAGCCGCTTGTAAGCCTCGACGGCTTCTTGCTGTCTAGGCGTCATGTCCGCGCCAGCGTGCATGATCTCTACCCCAGCAGCTTCGCCAGTGTCTTCGGCCCAGCCACGCCGTCGGCGGTCAGCCCGTTTCGGTCCTGCCACTTCTTCAAGGCGTTCTCCGTGCCTTGGCCGAAGTCGCCATCAGCCTTGACGCCAAGAGCGGCTTGCATCCGCTTCACGTCGTTGCCCTTGGAGCCTTTCCGTAAAACCTGTGTCACTGCGTCGGTGATCTGCGGGTTTACGGGTGCTGCCGCACTGATCTTGCCACCCAACGCCGCCATCGCCTTCGCATAGCGTTGTTGGCGGTCAGATAGGCCGATGTCGCCCCCGTTAATGATTTTCGTGAGCCGCACTTGGTCGCCAGTGTCGGCAACTTCGTTCAGGTTGCGGCTTCCCCAGAACCACAGCGCGCTCTCAAGTGCGCCCTTCTTGGTGAGGAGGTACGCGGCGGCTTCCTCGGCAGTCATGCCAACGGTCTTGCCAAAAGCCGTCGTATTTGCACGGCCAGTTACCTGCTTCAGACCTTTTCCAGAAAAAAGCCACCCGTCGCCGTCCTTCACATTTCCAAGAGCGCCGCCCTTGGAGCGGTTCTTATCCATGTACACATAGTTGGCGATCTTCTCGGGTTTGCCTGCGTACTCGGCGGCGTTCTCCTTGCCGGGGCCAAAGTAGCGAGGGAACACCTTCAGGAGGGTGGCCTCCTTGTAGTTCAGGTTCTCCTGCAAGACGCGGAAATCAGAACTCTCATGGGCGCACTGGCTGATGAAGCCAGCGATCCGCTTGTCGGTGGTGATGCCGTACTTGGGCAGCATCTCGTTCAAAGCAGCGCACCATTCGCCGACTTCTTTGTTCGTCGGGATCATGGCCGCAAGTTGGGCTTCGGTCAGCAGGCTCATGTCTTCTTCCCCCGCTTTCGAATGATGGCGTCAAGCACAGCCTCTTGCGCCATGTCCTTGCCCATGCCGCCAAGAAGATCGCCGACGTTGCCCGTGGCGGCCACCTTGATGGCAGTCTCGACCGGATCTGGCAGATCCACTTTGTCCAGCACGGCATCGACCATCTTGGCCTTAGCCTTGCGGCCAATAAACATTCCAATCATGCGTCCGATCATTCTTTCGGCTCCTGTGAAGACGGCTCGTTGCCGCCCTTGTTGCGGTTGCTTCCTGCCGACAGCACGCCACCCAAGGCACCCACCAGAAACGAGGCAATGGGCGTTAGGATGGAAAACAGTGCGCGGTCATTTTCGCTGCTCTCGCCCAGCGGCTGGGTGACGAAGATCAGCGCGTAAAGGGTGAAGAACACGATGCCGCCCAAGGTACAGGTCAGCGCCACGCCGATGAAGTAGCGCAGCTTGGCTTCCATAAAATCGGGATCGTTCTTGCTCATTCCAAAACTCCTGTCAGATCTGACGCACAGTTTCTTGTGCGAAGGCAGATCGGGGGGTTGCATTCGACGGCATCGAAAAGCTCGGGCGATTGGCACGGGTAACGATAAAAGCCGTCACCGCTTAGCCAGAGTATGGCGAAAATGCCCGCAACGAAGGCAAGCCAAGTTAGCTTCTCGCGCATCCTACCACCTCCCTAAATAGCGGCCCCACAGATACAGGCCAACGCCAGACAGCGCCACGGTCACTAAGATTATACCAGACCACAGTAAAAATTCCATGATCGACTCGATGATCTCACGCCGGCGGTAAACCTGCTCTCTTTGCTGCTCCCGAACCCGGCGCTCGATGTTCTGGAAATCCAGCCAGGCGTCGTTGCCGTAGGTGTAGCTTATAAGCTGGCGCAGTTCTTTGCGTTGCTGTTCGCACTGCTTTTGCGCGGCGAAGATGTCGATGGCACTCTTTTGATTGCCGCCGCCGAACAGCGTCTGGAACACGCCGGGAGGCTCGTTTGCTTTCTCAGCCGCGTAGGCAATGTCAGAGACTGCCTTGCCCCATTCCGAAAGCTGAGACGCCATGTCTTGGATTTCGCGGCCAGCGGCGATGCCCTGCTTCAGCAGGCTGAAAGCCTTGCCACCAACGCTGATGGCCATGCTGATTGAAACTGGGTCAAACATCACAGGCTCCAGAACGGCGGGCAGAGATCAAGCGGTCGAACCGCCAATGCTATGTCCGCAGTATACCTGCAAATCTTGACAAATACCATGCGCCCGTCGATCCACAGGTGAGTGTACCCCACCCAGATCAGCAGCACCTTCACTTTGCTAGACTTCGCATCAGTTCGTCGATCTTCTTGTCAAGATTGTCCAGCCGCGAGATGACCCGGTTCATGTCGGCGTGCATGTCGGCCCGCGTGACGTAGTCACGGGCTACTTCTTCCCGCGTCCTGTTTAGCAGGATTTGCAGCCGCTTGACCTCTTCGACATGGTTTTTCAGCACCCAGCCGATCAGGCCGAGTGCGCCGCTAAGAACGAAGTTCCAGAGCATATCGGGTGTCATCAATAGCGTCCTTCCCAAACACGCAAATGTGCGTTGTCGCTGCTGTTCATCTCGCGGGCCACCACTTCACGCATGGCCGCTGTGTCATTGGGATTGACGCCCCACTTTTTAGCCCACTCAGCCCAGACCTTCATCGGCACCAAGCCCACCAGCTTGCTTTCCCCGAAGCTGTCCGCCCCGGCGCTTTTTAGGGCCTTCGCTCGCTCCAGAAC